CCCATAGAAAATATAGTTTCACCACCTTCTACATCATTTAAATATACTATTACTGCTAAATATTTTTTATAATGTTCTTGACCAGACTCAACATGAACAGCTGAGTATCCTTTGTCTTCTGGTGTGTATCTTTGTATTTGTAATGAACGGAAACCTGTATTGTAAATATCAGTTAGTGGTTTATCATGAGGTTTATAATCTTCATGACAAAGTGAATGTAAATATGATTCAAATTTAGAACCTAATGGATACAGTTTTTCAAATAAGTAATTTTTATAATCTATAGCATCAGGTCTTGGGTCGCCTATAAGTTGCATTTCATTAGACTGTTTTCTGTGGTCGTCTGTTCTAACATATAAACTATTTTCAAAATATGTTATTAAGTCTTCACACCAATCACTAGAAAATATATTACTATAAACTTTTATACAATCTGATAATGATGCATTATTAAGTTTCATAATCTAAAACGAGCTTTGTATTTTTCTTTACCTCTTTTTCTCATTTTTTGTATCTTTCTTGCTTTTTCAAATGCTCTTCTTCTAGCAAATTCACCTATTCTATCAATGAAAAGAATACCATCTAAATGGTCTAATTCATGTTGAAATACTCTAGAGGTTAATCCTTCAGCAAGTTGTCCTTCTTCTTCTTGTAATTCATTTACATATTTGATTGCAACATGAGAAGGTCTGACAACTCTAGCAAACACATCAGGTAATGATAAACAACCTTCTTCCATTGTATTCATTTCAGGAGAAAAATCTACAATACTAGGATTGAAACAAACTACTGAATCTTGTTTAGTTTCTCCTCTCATTGCAAAAACTCTAGTTTTATATCCTATCTGATTTGCTGATACTCCTAATCCTGCATGATTAAACATTGCATCTATTAATTCATTTTTTAATTCTATAGGGTCTACTATAGGATTATCAAAATCAAACTCAGGACATTTTTCTCTTAAATCTTTTTCATTTTTTACTATCATTTTTCTTTTATCTTACTAAAGTTATTTGTTTTTTCAAATTCAATTATGTTATTAAATTTTTCATTCATTGTTTCTCCTTTGTGAGATATAATAAATGTGTTTGTATTATCATCTAGTGTATGAAGTATTTTTAAAAATTCATCTGTTCCACCTTCATCAAGTGAACTATCAAACACTTCATCAAGAATTAATAAATTTGTGTTTACTGAATTTTTTAACTTTGCAACAGCTCTCCAAGTAAATAATAATGATAAATCAATTCTCATTTTTTCACCTTCACTAAATGATGAATATGAAAAATTATCTCTATATCTAGATTTAATTTCTTCATTAAATTCTTCATCAAGTTCAAACTGAACAAAAAACTCCATAGATGCTAAATACTTGTTAATCAATTTATTCATAATTGGTAAGTATTGTCTTATAATTTTAGTCTTAATACCACTATCTCTTAGTAATATCTCAGCTAAATCGTGATAATGTTTATCTTCTGATAAGTTAGCATCCATACCTTCTAATACTTCTAATGCTTTACGATACTTTTCAAGTTTATCTTTATCATCTTCTGTATGTTCTTGTTCTGAAAGTTCGTCTATTTGTTTTTGAAGTTTATCAATATATTGTTCATTAGTAGAAATAGAATTTTGTTGTTTTTGTATTTCATCTTGATACCACGATATTTCACTTTGTACTTTAGATATTTCTTCAAGTCTAGTATTAACTTCTTCAATAGTAATACTTCTTTCATTAAGTTTTTTATCAATCTCTTTTAAACTTTCTGTAGTATCACAACACATCTGTTTTTTATGGTCTGATTCTATCTCTTGTTTACAAGTTGGACATTCATTATTATCTTCATAAAATTTTAACTCTTTAATGAATTTTTTTCTTTCTGATTCAAATTGTCTTTCATCACTCAATGTTTGAGAAAGTTTTTCTCTTATTTCTTTTTCATCACTAATTTTTTCTTTTAAATTTCCAACTGTTTGTAAACCATGGTCAACATTCACATTTAATTCATCAATATCTTTTTGATGTTCATTAATATCTTTAGTCAATTTATCAATCATTTCATCACGATTTTCTTCTAATCGTTTCATTGCTTCTTCTTGACCTTCAATCTTTGCTTCACCAATCTTGATATTATTTCTTATTTCTTTTTGTTCATTATTTAATGTTGATGCTCTTTGTTTCAAACAATCTTTCATTACAGAGAATATCTGAATATCAAGTATATCTTCAATGATAGCTCTTCTTTCTGGTATGTTTAATTGCATAAATGGTGTAAATGTAGAACTACCTAATACAACAACTTGAGTAAATGATTTATAATTTAATTTAAGTATTTGTTGTTCTAGAATAGCTTGATAATCTCTAACAGAAGCATCTTGATGTAATAATTTTCCATCACGATATATCTCAAATTTATTTGGTTTTATACTTCTCATTACACGATATTGATTTCTACCAATTTGAAAATCTACTTCAACTACAGTATGTTTTTGATTTATAGAATTTATCAAAGATGTTTTTGGTATCTTTCTGAAAGCACGACCAAACAAACCAAATGTCAAAGCATCAAGTAATGTTGATTTACCTGAACCATTTGCACCGATTATAAGTGATGTTTTATTTTTAGATAAATCTATCTCTGTAAATTCGTTTCCTGTAGATAAAAAGTTTTTATATCTAACTTTATGAAATTTTATCATATCCTAATTTTATATACCTTTCTTGATAATCTATTGCTTGTTGTAAATTAACTTCTTGAGTTGTATTAACTTCTTTACCATTTACTCTATAATTTTCAGTAATTTCCATAGTATTTTCATCTAAAGAATAAAAACTTATAGTATGTCCTTCTGATATCCACACACCAGAATAATTTAAACTATCCATTATTTGACTAACTTAGGACCTGGTGGTGTTATTATATTACTAAATGCTTCTTGATATTGATTTAATAATCTTTGTTCAGGTTTTACTGTCCATACAATATTATGTGGTGTAAGTTCAATATCACCATCACCAAGAATATTATACGGATAAAGATTTACTTTAGGTCCTTGTCCTTCAACAGCTTGTTGATGAATAAACAAAGGATTTTTTATAGTAATATTTTTTGTGTGAAGCATGTCAACATCACCTGTTGGTGATACCATTTCTGCTATTAACATTTCACCGGTAATTAATTGTATTATTTTTATCATATTAAAATATCTAAACTTTCTGTATATAATGACCTCATTAAACTATCAAGTTTAGTTTTATCTCCATCTATATTTAATGATTCAATATGTTTTGTAAGTATTGTTAATGTATCTTCTGCATCACCGACTAATTCATCTTCATTTAGAACATCTAAATTACTATGGTCTTCAACAACTTTTAAATCTGCTGGTCCAGCTTTGATAAGTTCTTCAACAAACACATCAAACCAATAAGGTTCGTTTTTATTTGTGACTATAATCTTCACAAATGTATTTTTTAAATGACTAAAATCTTTTTTCTTTATAGTCATTAATGTTTCGTTAGTATCATCATAAAATACTTTATGAAACATTTTAAGAGGATTTTTGATAGCCTCTATCTCTCTTGTCTCTGTATCAAAGACATGAAAATATTTTTCATCACCAAAGTCATTCCATGTGAACTCCATTTGTGAACCGAAATATCTTATATTACCTAATTGTGATTTATGATGAAAGTGTCCAGAGAATACTTGTTCAAATCTTTCAAACCAAGATGCTGGTGTTCCTCCACCATGATAATGTCCTGGAGACATCATACCACCATTTACTTCTAAATGTGCCATAACAAAAGGTGCTGTTGTTAATTGTAAAAATTCTTCTACTTCTTCTTCGTTTTCTGAATTAATCCATGGTAATAAAGCTATATCCAACCCATCATAATTTTTTGTGATTGGGTCTGTATACACATTAAAATTATCATACTTAAGTAAAAACTCTGGACTATTTAATTCATTAGTTGATTTAAAATAGATATCATGATTACCGACAATTAAATCCATTGTCATATCTCTTTCAATCATAGGTTTTATGAAATGTTCATGATTCTTATGTAAAGAATAAAAATTTACATCCCTTCTTCTATCAAAGTAATCTCCAAGATGTATAATGTGTTTGATTTTATGTTTATCTATATAAGGAAAAAAGACTTCTGTAAAAAATCTTCCTTGATACTCTGCAAACATCTGATTATTATTACGAACTCCTGCATGAGTATCGTTCAGCAAAGCTATTTTCATAATGTATTATTTATCTTCTTTTTTCTTTTTTGACCCACGAGGTTTATAATTTATAGGATTCATGTTTTCTTGTAGATAATCTACATAAGAATTATTCATACCTTGAGTATTACCGTCCATAGTATCAAAAGTATCAAATAAAACACCAGCTTGTTCTATACTTCTTTGTTTGATAGCTGATTGTTTCTTTTCTTTATGTATTCTTCTTAAGAAAGCAAAATAAATTATTTGTGTCACATAAGCGAAAGCATTAGTTGACTTTTCTTCTTTAAAATTTTCTATATATTGTAAACAATTTTCAATACCATCACATATCATTTCATCTCTATAAGAATAATTGATAAAGTTTGGTTTTGTTGATAATCTAGTTGCAATTTTGTATATACACTCTCCGATATACTCTGACACTCTTGGTTTATCTACACCTTTTTTAACAGCTTCTCTACAAGCCATATTGTGTTCAATAATTGCAGCAGTAAACTCTTTATTGTTTACATAATGAACTGACTCTTTTGTTTGTCTTTTTTGTCTAGTCATGTATCTATTATACTATGGAACCTTGATAGGTCAAGCTATTTCAATGTCTGCAGTAGTTTCAATAACTACTCTTGCACCACAAGGTAATATAGGTTTTTCATTACCACCATATCTAACTGT